CAAACCACCCAGCCAACCGAGCCGGTCAAAACCGAAGGCACCACGATGACTGAACCGAAACCGGCAGCGACAGAACCGATTGCCGCTGCCGTTGAGACCCGCGCGCAGCCACAATCGAAGAAGGCTGACACTGCCGCAGCACCCGACAGCGAAGCGGTCGCGACCCGCGCGCGCGAAACCGAGCGTGATCGCGTCTCCACGATCTATGATCTGGCTGGACGTCTGAACCTCGAACGCAGCTTTGCCGAGGATTTGGTGAAACGCGGCACCGACGTCGATGAGGCCCGGCGTCTGATCCTCGATCAGGTTGCCGCCAAATCCGAGGAAACGCGGACCTTCAGCCAAGTCTCGATCCCCCTCGGCGGCCGAGATGAGCAGGTCACCCGCCGCGATGCCGTCGCAAACGCGCTGCTCCACCGCTACAGCCCGACGCTCTTCCAACTGGAGGACGCCGCGCGCCAGTACCGCGGCATGACGCTCATGGAACTGGCCCGCGAAAGCCTCGGCAATGCCGGCGTCAACACACGCGGCCTGTCGCGCGACGAAGTGGCCACGCGCGCGCTGCATTCGACCTCCGACTTCCCTGAGATCCTGTCCGCGGTCACCAACAAGACCCTCCGGCAGGCCTACGAGGCCTATCCCCGGACCTTCATGCTGTTCTGCCGCCAGGTGCTCGCCACCGACTTCAAGGCCATGCACCGGGTCCAGCTCGGCGAAGCGCCGCAGCTGCTGGAGGTGAGCGAAAGCGGCGAGTTCAAGCGCGGCACGCTTGGCGAGAGCAAGGAGAGCTACAAGGTCAAGACCTATGGCCGGGTGGTCGCGATCACCCGTCAGACGCTGATCAACGACGACCTCGACGCCTTCACCCGCATCCCGGCGATGTACGGCAACTCCATCGCCCAGCTGGAGAGCGACGTGGTCTGGGGCATCATCACCGCAAACCCGGCAATGGCCGATGGCAACGCGCTGTTCCACACCACCCACAAGAACCTCGCCGGCACCGGCGCGGCGCTTGACGTAAGCAGCGTCGGCGCGGCACGGGCGGCGATGGCCAAGCAGACCGGGCTCGACAAGAAGACGGTGTTGAACGTCCGCCCAGCCTTCCTGATCGTGCCCGCCTCGCTGGAACTGAAGGCGGAGCAGCTGGTTGCCCAGAACCTCGTGCCCGCGGCGACCTCCAGCGTTGTCCCACAATCGATCCGCACGCTCGCACCGATCAGCGAGCCCCGGCTCGATGCGGCGAGCGAGACCGCCTGGTATCTCGCGGCCAGCCCGAACCAGATCGACACAATCGAGTATGCCTATTTCGAGGGTCAGCAGGGCGCCTACATCGAGACGCGCAACGGCTTCGACGTCGACGGGGTCGAGATCAAGTGCCGCCTCGACTTCGGCGCCAAGGCCATCGACTGGCGCGGTCTTTATAAGAACCCCGGTGCGTAACCGGTTCCCATGCTGAACCCTAAAACGTTGGCGGTCCTGATGGGCCGCCCTTCGTCATTCCACAAGGATCCCCATCATGAAAAACTACGTCCAGCCCGGCAGTACGATCTCCCTCAGCGCACCCTATGCTGTGACCTCCGGCGATGGCTTGCTCGTCGGCTCCATTTTCGGCATCGCCGCCGGAGACGCCGCCCTGAACGATCCTGTCGAAGCCGCCCTGACCGGCGTCTTCGACCTCACCAAGGTTGGCTCGCAGGCCTGGACCGTGGGCGCGAAAGTCTATTGGGACGACACCAATAAGCGCACCACAAGCGTGGCCACATCGAACACATTGATCGGTGTTGCAACGGAGGCCGTGGCCGGCGGGGCCGGTGACACCATCGGCCGGGTGCGCCTGAACGCGAGCTTCTGATGATGGCGTTTTCCGCCATCGTTGATGCGCTGTTCTCGGATCCCAACATCGGGCGGGAAGCGGTGTTCACCTCCGATGGCGGCGCGCCTGTGCTGGTGCGCGTTGTGGCCCGTCAGGCGGATGCAATCACCGACTTTGGCGACGCGCGGCTCTGGTCCGAGACCACTCGGATCGACCTGCGCGTCGCGGAGGTTCCGGCACCGCGCCCGGGCGACCGCTTGGAAATGGATGGCGACGCCTTCCTCATTCAGGGCGAGCCCGTCCGCGATCGTGAGCGGCTGGTCTGGACCGTTGATCTGAGGCCCGCGTGAAACTGAAGCTCGACATCACGCCCGATCTCGTCGCCGCCATGGCGGCCGAGGTGAAGGCGGGCGAGAAGGCCGTCACCGCCGCCATGCGCGAGGCCGGGACCGGGTTGAAGTCTTCGTGGCGGAGCCAGGTCACTGGCGCAAGGCTTGGACGGCGGCTCGCCAACTCGATCCGTAACCAGACGTTCCCGCGCGCTGGCGAAAGCCTGGATGCGGCGGCGCTGGTCTGGTCGAAAGCTCCGGTCATCGTCGGCGCACACAATACCGGCCCGCTTATTCGCTCGAAAGATGGGTTCTACCTCGCGATCCCGACCGAAGCCGCAGGTCGAGGCCTGCGCGGCCGTCGGATCACCCCGGGCGAATGGGAGCGGCGACGCGGGTTGCGCCTGCGCTTCGTCTATCGCCGTAGAGGTCCGAGCCTGTTGGTGGCTGATCGCGCCCGCATAAACAATCGAGGCCAAGCGGTCGCCTCGCGCTCCAAAACCGGCCGCAACCAGGTCACCGCGCCGATCTTTCTGTTGGTGCCACAGGTCAAGCTGCCGAAACGGTTGAACCTTGATCAGGATGCCGAACGCGCGCTCGATAGTGTGCCGGGGTTGATCGTTGCAAACTGGGTGGAGGGGAGGCTGTAGCCTCCCCACTGGACTAATACAGTGACCTTACACTGACTGTTTGGCTGATAACGGAAGGACCTGCCCACCGGCTTCACTAATGGCGTCTCGCAGGATGTCATGCAATTGTTCCAGAAAGGCTCGGGCATCGGCGCTCATTGCTGCGCTTATACGCGGCGCTGCGTGATCATGGATTTCTTCGATCATCCGGGAGCGTTTACCCGCCGACCCGGGACCACTGAAATCGTACGCGTCACGCCAATGGGCTACCTGCTCATCGGTAAGACGATTTTTGGTCAGTCGAGACAGCTCTTTGAATACAGCTTCTCGGATGGCATCCAAAGCAATCTCGCGTTCATCATCGTCTTCGGGCTGCCTTGTCCAGCCCGCTGGTCGGTCAAGCCACTTGGACGCCTCTTCCTGAAGCCGTGCGAGTAGGTCCGCGACGGGGGTCAATGTATCGTACTCGTCAGCCCAATGATTGGCGAGCCGCCGACTAAGAGCCTTGATACGTGTCCAGTGCTCCTTGGATATGCCGTCGTGATAAGAAAGTCCTAGCTTTGCGCACCAAGGATCCCTGAACGCATCGATGGCGTCGTGCATGGCGATTTCGAGGCCTTTAAACTCGTACATCGGGCTGCAGTCAGTTCTCTCAACGGGCTCAATCGCATGTTGCATCATGTCGATGAGCCGGGCCAATTCACGCCTGAAGCCGCCGGGCAACTTCGCAGTCCTGCGGTCCAAGCCGCCCAGGAAGATGGAATGATTGTCAACCTGACGCTCAATTGCGCCGGCAACGCCGGAGCCCACGATGTCTCGCAGGCTTGCGATGGCATTGCCGACCGACCCAAGAACGTGATCCCGTTTCTGCTCGAAGGAGCCGAGGTTCGCGCCCTTGACCTGGTCGAAGTGGGTGAATGCGATAGCTAATTTTCGGGCGAAGCCAGAACTACCGACCGAGCGCAATAATGCCAGTGGAGCAGCTTGCATCGGCTGCTGCGCGTTGTCGACCAAGAGGATCATGTCGACCTTCGCAAATTTATTGGTGATACGCGTGGAAACCGACGACACGCTTGTAGCGGTATGTCCGAGCCCCTGACCATCAAGCAACACTAACCGAGGGTCCTCGCTTATGTCGGCCAGTTCGGGGAATAGCGGCCCCTTCACTCGAATGCCATCTACGAGCGGCGTAAGGAGGCGCCCAAACTGCTTGTGATGATTGCTTGAAAACCACCGAACGGCAGAAAGGAAATGCTCACGGTCATCGATCTCAATTGTCCAGAGAAATGGCCAGTCGGTCGACGACCTTTGCAGTTCGCCATCCTCGATCTTGGAGAAACGATCAGCGACTTCCTCCATGATATCCAAGGCCAAATTCGAGAATTGCTGATGTTTGAAGGCTTCAACCCCGAATAATTCCAGCCATGTTGCCCTGTCATCCGCGGTCTTCTGGTCAGCGATCTTGCCTAGGCTTCCGGCAAACTTTTCCTCAACCTCCGCCGTCAACGTCTTGATCCGGCTGACGAACTCCTTGAGCCGTGCGTGGTTTTGTTCCCGCTCCTCCGGCGGAACGGCCTCGGCCTCATCGATCTCTACCACCGTATCCTGCTCGCCTTCGAAGGAGAAGTCATCGGCTTCCTCCGCAGCAGTGTCCGTCCAGCCGCCGAGAACATACGATAGCCGGAACCGTTGTTCGCGATGTTCGAGAAGGGCCGCTGCAATCTTGCCGTCGGGCTTTTTTTGAACAGCCTCAAGGCATGCCTCCTCAAGGCATTCGTCAATATGTGCACGAACCTCATGCTCGGGCATGAACGTAACAGCGGCCTCGTAGCTGCCCGGTGAAGTGACAATCTCGAAGTCCGCAGTGGTTGTCTTGGCGGTTGATGTTGATGGGAAACGGTCGGCCTCCGGGTCGGAGCCGATAACGTGACGGAGCAGCGTCGTCTTTCCTGCGCCGGTTGTTCCGAGGAACATCACAGTGCTGTAACCGTCGTCGGCATTCGGAAGAGGGATCACGTCGCTGCGTCTTGTATCTGGGTCAATGCGAGATGCCTCGATCCCGTCGAAGAACGCAGAAACAACTACGGGTTCATACCGGGACTCGGCGTCGCTGCGACGGTCACCGCTCCACCAATACTCGTCATGTAACAGCTCATTCAGTTGGGCAACGAGGCGGTTCGCCTCTTCTTCATCACTGGTGCCGAGGCCCCGGCGAACTTTCACCCCTCGCTCGCCACGGCTGTCGGTTCTTACAGGATGTCGAAATGTGACGCTCCACCCGGGACGGTTGGAGCGGGACTTCGATGCGGTAAAGGATTTCTCGGCCATGGCGTTGTTCTCCGTTGTTCCAGAGTGCCCTTTTGTCACGCTCAAGTGCCAACGTCAATCATTTTCGGAACAACGCGGAACAACGCACTGAATCAACTGATCGGGAAAACGCTCGATGCCCACACCCCGCGAAACCATCCTAAACGCGCTGCACGCGCGGCTTTCAGCGATGCCCGCCACCGCCCTGCGGGGTGAGGTGCTGCCCGAGCGCGTGCCGAACGATGGCCTGCTGATCCTGCGTGATGGCGAGCCGGGGGAGCCCGAGGTGACCCTCTCGCCGCTTAGATATCATTACCAGCACCGTGCCGAGATCGAGGCGGTCGTGCAGGGCACTGACCGTGACGACGCCTTCGACACGCTCTGCGCCAGCATCGGGGCGGCGCTCGCTGCCGACCGCACGCTAGGAGGGCTCTGTGACTGGGTCGAGGCGGAAGCGCCACGGCCGGTCGATCTGCCGGTCGAGGGCGCGGCCAGCCTGAAAGCCGCCGTGATCCCGGTGGTCCTGCACTATTCCACGGCCGACTCGCTGGCCTGACCCAACCGACCACAGGAGACGAACATGGCACGAGCCCAAGGGGCGCGGGCGCAGATGGCGCTTGCGTTCGAAACGACCTATGGAACGCCGCCGGTGGGCGGGTTCACCAAGATGCCCTTCGCCAGCACTTCGCTGGGGGCGGAACAACCACTGCTCAATTCCGAACTGCTGGGCTACGGCCGCGATCCGCTGGCGCCGATCAAGGATGCGGTGACGGCCGACGGCGATGTCGTCGTGCCGCTCGACGCCGAGGCTCTCGGGTTCTGGCTGAAGGCGGCCTTCGGCGATCCAATTACGACTGGCACCGGCCCCTGGACGCACGAGTTTCAGTCGGGCGCGTGGACGCTGCCCAGCATGTCCATCGAGACCGGCATGCCCGAAGTGCCGCGCTACGCGATGTATTCCGGCTGCGTGCTCGACCAGATCAACTGGCAAATGCAGCGCTCGGGGTTGCTGACCGCAACGGCTCGACTGGTTGCGCAGGGCGAGTCGGTGGGCACGACGACCAGTGCAGGCACACCTGCCGCTCTCGAATTGCAGCGCTTCGGCCATTTCAACGGAGCGATCACCCGCAACGGCTCCGCCCTCGGCAACGTCGTTTCGGCCGACATCACTTATGCCAACAACCTCGACCGCATCGAAACTATCCGTTCGGACGGCCGCATCGACGGGGCCGACCCGTCCATCGCCGCGCTGGCCGGCCGGATCGAGGTGCGCTTCGCCGACCATACGCTGGTGACGCAGGCGATCAACGGCGAGGCCTGCGAGATGGAATTCGCCTATGTGCTGCCCTCTGGCGAGAGCTTGCGTCTAACCGTGCACGCCGTTTACCTTCCGCGTCCGCGCATCGAGATTTCCGGGCCGCAGGGCGTTCAGGCGACCTTCGACTGGCAGGCCGCCCGCGACAGCGTCGTCGGCCGGATGTGCACCGCAACCCTCGTGAACGATGTGGAGACGTATTGATGCTGACGCTTGATCTGACAAATGAGCCGCGCTGGCATGATCTCGTGCCGGGTGTGCGGGTACAGCTGCGCCCGCTGACCACCGCCCTGATGGTGGCAACGCGCAGCGATCCGGTTGTTGAGGCAGTTCCCAAAGAGGCCTCGGACGAGCAGCGCGCCGTCGCCTTCGCCAATGCGCTGGCGCGCCGGGCGGTTCTCGCCTGGGAGGGCGTGGGCGATGCGGAAGGCAATCCCATCGACCCGAGCCCCGAGGCCATCGACGCGCTGCTCGAAGTCTGGCCGGTCTTCGAGGCCTTCCAGCTGACCTACGTCTCGAAGGGCCTGCTGCTA